GGTTCTGTCTTAGAAAAGAAACGTCATGTTTCTAAAATAAGAAGTAGAATCAGAATAGTTCAGTAGACATATCCCCACCTTGCTTTATAATACTTGATGAATAAATTTAACATCGAGGTTAATAGGTATGACATTTTTAATTGGGTTGTCGGTAGTTCCGTCTTTGATCCTATCGAAAGATGTATTGATCCAACAAGGTATGAAACTTTCGATACCTTTATCTACGATAGTAAAACAAAAGAAAATGTTTTTCAGACAGAAGAATACGAAAAATTCTGTTCGGAAGTAACTAAACTAAAAAAATTATCTCGCAAAATGGAAAAAAGGGAGGTAGAAAGTCTCTGCGAGGAAATTTGTGAAATCGCACCACAATATGTTATATTAAATAATTAAAAAATGTTTTTTGGATTTATAAAAAAAATAATTAACTTACTAAAAAGTTACAAGAAAGCGGTTAACGAAGTCGTTTCTCCAAGAGTCGGTATCGGTTCGACCAGCGTTGGTATCGGTTCGACCAGCGTTGGTATCGGTTCAACGAGCGTTGGCATCGGTTCAACGAGCGTTGATATCAGTCTAAGGAATTTGCCTTGGCCAAATTTTAAATATTTAAAAAATGAAATAGTAGGTAATCTTACCAAAACACGCACTATGGCTATGGATGATAACGGGACAATTCATTCATTAGGTTATAAGTCGAATATGCATATTGAGACTGACACAGCTACTGATTCTATAAAAAGAAATGAATTAGGTTATAAAGGTTTTATCGGTACTGTTGAGGCTTCAGATGGATATACTTATTTTATGCCAGCTTATGCGAGTTCCATTGGTAAGCTTGGCAGGAAGACTGGTTCTATAACCATAGAAAAGAAATTCAGGATGAGTCCTCAAGTTAGATCTGGGGCAGAGGGGTTAAATGGTATTGTTTATATGCCCTCATATACTAAGACCTTAAAGATTTATACTTTAGATACAAATACTGGAGAAGTAGGATCATACACCCCAGATAAACCAGTCAAAGGAGGATTTTGGTCAGCTTTTGGCCATATTTGGGGTGCAGCAGCAGATACAAAGGGAGAGATTTATATGCCCCCCGCTTTAAATCAAAGCGTCGCTAAAATAGATAAAAATGGTGTTTTTAAATATCTTGAGGGAGAACCTGTTAAATCTGGGATTAGTGGATTCGATGTCAAATATGTAGGAGCTACATACGTTGCATCAGTTAATAAAGTATTTTGCCTTCCAAGAACAGGTAGAAAAATTCTTATCATTGATTGTTCTGACGATAGCTATGAAGAGGTTGATTTACCTTTAGATTTCTTGGCAGTAGCTAATAAAAATAAAAACTTTCAAGGTTATTTAGCCCCTGACGGTTGGGTTTACAGCACGTTTTGGGCTGATACAAAATGTTTTAGGATTAATCCAGAGACTTATGAGGTGCAGTGGAAAGATTATGAGTATGAATTTTCAGATGGTCACTTGACTGTCGAAGGCGGCTCTGGTATTATGAGCATTGGGACGGGATACTCAACAGCACCTTTAGTAAAAGGTAACGATGTTTATCTTGGTTTGGCTGGGACTTCGAAAGCTATTAAGCTTGAATTCAACAATTAAAAACAAATGATAACGTTACCTATCAAAAAAGAAATTTACGATTATAGTAAAAAATTAATAGAAGAAAATAACTTTGGGCAAAGAGGTAAAGATGATGGGAGTCCCAAAGAACAATTCATTGGGATACTTTCTGAAAATATGGTGAGGCAATATTTAGAGCTACCTTTGATTGAGCCTAAAGGGTTTGATGGTGGTTATGATATAATGTATAAAGGACAGAAGGCTGATATAAAGTCTATGAATAGGACTGTAGATCCTAAACCTTTTTACATAAATAATGTTTTTAATGTTCAATTAAAACATAAATCAGAGGCTTATATTTTCACTTCTTTGAATACCAAAAAGAAAAACCTTTCTATCTGTGGTTGGGTTTCTAAAAAAGATTTTGTAAAGAGGGCATCTTTCTATCCGAAGGGGACAGTTCGCATGAGGGGTCCAGAGCCTTTTCCTTTGAGAGCGGATAATTGGGAGATTAAAAACGAAGATTTAGACGAATTTAGTTAGGGATTGTTCTAAAATTCAAGAAAAAGGTTACATAGTTTATCCCGATTGAGTGTAAATAACGATATGGATATCATTCTTCAACTAGTTCAAGATAACCCTTGGTTTGGTGTAGTGACTGCTGGTATTGCTTTCGCATCTGCAATCGCTGCTGCCACCCCAACCCCTAAAGAGGGTACGATTTGGTCCAAAATCTATTCTATAATTGATTGGGCTGCGTTAAATATCGGGAAAGCCAAGCAGAAATAGTCTACGGGTTATTTTTTATATTAATCTCTAGACACCCCCTTCCTTCTGGGTGGGGGGGTTTTGCTGTATATTTACTTGATTTAAATTAATTTAACGTTACAATATAACTCATGATATCTAATAAAGCTAAAGGCTTGTCTGGTTTAAGCCATGTGGCTCATACAAAAAAATTGATGGATGAGTCTGTAAGGAGATATCACCACTCTTGTTTATCGGCGGGTTTATCTATTAAAAAGACAGGGAAGGCTCAAGATATAGGACATGTGGACTTTGTTGTAGAGGGCGAGACTGTAGATCTAAAAGGTTTAAAAAACTCTACAAGAGAAGGTAAAATACTCTTAGAATTTTTAAATGTAGGTGGCAAAACTGGTTGGTGCAATGAAAGCGGCACTCCAGTCTGGATTGCTTTTGATGTAGGAGCTTTCTTTCTGCATGTTAAAAACTCTGATTTATATAAACTAGCGAAGAAAAAATGCGACCTAAGAGACACTGTAACAAAAGTGAATGAGTGTCTTTATAAAGGTTACAGGAGAAAAGGTAGGAAAGATTTAATGTCTATGGTTAATCTACAAGACATATTTTTGGCAGATTGCGAGCATTGGATTCTGCCCTATCAAGAATATGAACTTCCCATAGAGAGCGTTTAAGGGTAGTTCCTAAAGTCTCCTGTTCCTATATAGCTAAACCCACCATTGTAAGGCTCTATAAACAAACCAGTAGTAGCTGGTGCAGAACCAGTCCAAGACTTATATCTCTCGTTGATATTTCTGTTGTATTCTCTTAATAAGTGTTGTCTACCGACCTCACCATCTTGTCCACTTAGTAGATACATACCAGTGACTTCAGATCTAAAACTGGCCCAATCACCAGATCCAACCGCAGTGCTAGAATGAATTTCGCTTAATAAGTCTATTGGCATACTCCTTTAGTTACACTTTTTTCTAGATTCTTGAAAAAATCTATTGACGCGACTTCGATTCTAAGTATAATCGACTCCATGCTACTATGGATATTTATTATTATCGCCTGGATAGCCTTTGTTCTATTTGTTTGCCGTGTTTTAGGGCTTAATGAAGAACAAGAACGCTTCATTGAGGAGCGGCAAAGAAAAAAAGAAGAAAATAAATGAAAAAACACCTATATGAAATGCTTCGTAGCGAAGCTATTGCGGAGAGAAACAAGGCATTGCTTTCTCTTGATCTACTATCTGACCATGCCGTAGGCATTGGCGATCATTCTACAGACGATTACTGGAAGAATGCAAGGCAAGCTCTGGAACTTTTGGTTGATGCAGATGATCGTTTGGATTGTCTTCGTAGGTATTTTCCTGAAGAACATGCGTCGAATGTGGACGCATGAATGTAATACATGTCGAACATTACCATTAAAATCGACATGTCTAGACTTGAATCTTTTTTTTATTTAGCTTTTTTGCTTTATTGTTTTTACATGCTGACTAATCATTTTATATGGAATTAGAGGAATTGAATTTATGCGAGGAGGCCATACAGTTTGATGGTCTAGATGATTGCATCATCGGGACTGACCAAAGAGGACTTCTTGTTTATTCTCATAAAAAAATGCTTGACTATTTTTCTAAGTCTGGCATGAATGTAGACGAAGCTGCTGAATACATTGAGTTCAATGTTGTCGGCATCAAACCTGATAATTACACAGTTGTTTATGAAATATGATTACGCAAAATTAGGATACGGTTTATTTAGCCTAGTGGCAGGATTAACAGTGGGTTTGCTTTTGGCAATATTTGTTGGGATTTGTGGTTTTTTCAATTCTCTTATTACATTTCCTTTGCACATCTACAAGCAGTCTGTAGAAGCGCATCGGGTTAGGAGGTTGCGGAAAATTTTTGGTGTCTCTAAAGATTTTCAACGTGCCGACTTTCAAGTCCCCCCTCAAGAAGAATCTATTTGGGATAAACATATCCAAAGAATGGAACAAAAAAAGAACAACAATAATAATAACTAATGAAATCGTTTTACGAATTAAGTTTGTATGTCATAAAATGGGCAGAAGAGAGAGGTATTTTCAATGATGGAGATCCTTTGGCTCAATTAGATAAGACTCAAGAAGAGTTGAATGAAACAATCCAAGCGGTTAAAGATGGTGACCATCTCGAAATCGCTGATGGCATTGGTGATATGCTTGTAACTATTATCATCGCCGCCAGAATGTTAGAGCTTGATCCTACCACTTGTCTGGAGCAAGCATACAACGAAATCAAAGACAGAACTGGCAAGATGGTCGATGGCAAGTTTGTAAAAGATGTCTAAGAAAGATTTTTTTAAAGCTTTTCTAGCAGGTATTCTATTCGGCCTTTTAGTATTTGTATTTGTCCAAATATTTTTATATTTTGTTGAGGATCAAATAGATTACAATACTATAATAGAAGACACTGTTGAGGATAAATGCGAACAAGAAAAAATTAATTTATTGATTGAAGCATCTGAATACCCCGAAAGGTTCACAGACGAAGAAATAGTAGAATTACTAATAGACTAATGAAATACATATTACTATCCGCAGGAATTGCAACTGTCGCTACTTTAATTTATCTTAAAAAAGATAAAATTATTTTTAATGAAGAATTAGTGGCGACTTACAACAAACAAAAAGAAATTCCAGTAAAGGTCACTCTCACTAAGTATCAACTGGAGAAAATGCTGAACATGATCGATGAAGACAGTGGTTATGGTGACCCTGCTGCACCCCAAGATAGCCTCACCTTTACATCTATAGCTAAGAGTAATAAGCATTCAGAAGAATATAATATTTCTTCTACACATTTAGCGAGGAAGCCAATTGAATGAAAACTAGAAGAAAATTCAAACGCAAAAAAAACAAAACAATCCCCGAAGACATAGGGGATTATGTTGCTTACAGTGAAGAATCAAGAACTGGGCTTGTTAATAAAGTTCATAGGTCTAGCAATTCTTTAGTAGGTCAAGAAGCTGGAGCCAGTAGTTCGGGATATTTTGTGCTTTGGTTTAGAAACAAATCTTATAAGAATCATAGAGTAATCTACTTTCTCTGCACGGGAATAGACCCAGAAGAAAAACAAGTCGATCATATAGATGGTAACAGATCAAACAATAAAATTTCAAATCTTAGGCTAGCTACCCATAAGCAAAACCAACATAATAAAAAAAGACTTAAAAACAATACTAGCGGGGTAACTGGCGTTCACTTTGAAAAGAAAACAGGAAAATGGGCTAGCCATGCAAATTTAATTGTATGTCGTAAAGTTCGTCTTGGTTTATTTAAAAGCTTTAATGAAGCTGTAGCTGTTCGCATAGTAGCAGAAAAAGATCCTAGATTCAACGATCAAGAATACAGGAACGACCATAACGATAAATACATACCTCCTCCAGAAATGCTAGACTGGGCCAAACAATATCTTGAAGATAAAATAGAGAGACTTAACTGGAATATTTAAAAAATGACAAGTAAAGAATTATTACAACTCCACGATGACACTTGCAATGCTTGCAAGGCGATCATGAAACAAAAAAATAGCGATTACACTGGTGGCAAAGGCGCAACTGATGTGTTTGCTAATTTTAATGCATCTAAAATGCTAGGCATCCACCCAGTTCAAGGGTTGTTGTTGCGTGTGATTGATAAGATCCAAAGAATCCGCTCATTCACTAACGATAAAGAACTATCTGTTCCAAATGAAACAGTAGACCT